TATATAGTAATAAAAATTAAATGTGATTTTTAAAATAATTTTTTTATTTAAAAAATAATATTATCTATTTATATATATATATATATAATGTCTTCAGCCTTTAGTACAGTTCTGGTTCGCAACTCGGTTATAAATGATGTGTCAGACTCGATTGTTTATGCAGTTAAGTCCGGCCCGTCGAGTTCCACCTATCAACAATTTTCAAGTGTTACCTCATCTAATTCGCAGTTATCATATAACGTGACGGTCCCGAGTGAGTCAATTGTAATTGATAGAAATATAATGATTAATGCTACTTATAACGTGACTATCTCTGTTCCAGCTGGCAATGCCAGCGGTGTTGTAGTTTGGAAATATGGAGAATCTGAGGCTCTCCAAGCATTTCCTCTAAATAGTTCATTTAATACATTATCCGCTCAAATTAATAACACTAATGTATCTATTAATACTCGTGATGTGCTTCCACAGTTAATAAAAATGATGAAACTTCAAGATTTACAACAGTATTCATCTTTTACTCCAACTTATCCAGATGGAGCGTATAAAAAATACACTGATGGTGATGCAACTACTATTAATAATCCTCTCCTTTCTTATAAAAAAGCATCTTATGACGATGATCTGCTTCCCCGTGGTACTCACCCAATTACGATTGTTGATGTAGTACATAATATTAATGGTGGTGGAACTGATAAATCATTAACATCAACTCATGTTAATGATACCTGGACAATAACTATTGCTGTCGAGATGACTGAGCCTTTATTTTTATCTCCTTTCATTTTCAGTGGAAATTCTGATTATAATAATGCTGGTTTAGTAGGTATTAATCAGATTAATCTTGTTGCAAATATCGATACTTCTCTATCTAGATTTTTTAGTTCATCTTCTTCTATTGCTTGGACTGCAACTTTAACATCTATTACTAATTCTAAATTATTATTAAATTTTTTAAGCACACAGCCATCTAATATTATACATCCCCGAAATGTAGTTGGTTATCAAGATTATCCACGGTATATTACCACATATAATAGTGCAATGACTGCTGGTTCATCTGCCACTATTATTTCCCAAAATATTCAACTGAATCAAATTCCAGATCTTTTCTTAATCTGCGCCCGCAAACCGATATCTTTACAATATAATAAAGACACAGCAACTTTTATGCCCATCCGTGCCATTTCAGTTAATTTTAATAACTCATCTGGTCTTTTAAGCTCTGCTACACCTCAAGATTTATGGAGAATTTCGAAAACTAATGGTTCACAACAGAACTGGCATGAATTTTGGGGATATGCCGGAACTGTTGCATCCGCTTATAATTTAACTGCGGCTGTACCCTCATTAGTAGTACCAACTGGAGGTTCACTTCTTGTTTTATCTCCATCTGATAATTTTGGTTTACCAGATGATTTGAGTTCAGGTTCAATTGGGCAATTTAATTTACAAATAAATGTAACTGTTCTTAATAATGATACTGTAAGTGTAACTCCAGAATTAGTTATTATATGTGTGAATAGTGGTGCTTTTACTACTGTTTCTGGTTCATCATCTGTTTATTCTGGTCTTTTAACTTCTGAAATTGTTAATAAAACAACAGGTTCATCTCCTCAGACTACAATTTCTGGAGCTCAATATAATCGATTAGTAGGTGGATCGTTGGCCAACGCTTTAAGCAGCGCAGCCAAAGCTTTACCAATGGTGAAACGAATAGTTGATACTGCCGTTACTGCAACTGGTCAAGGTGGCGCATATAGTGGTGGTGCCCGTTGTGGTGCTCGCTCTGGATTAGATTCATTAACTTATTAAATTAAATAAGAATAACAATTATATATTAATATTAATATATATACTTAAAATACGTAAAGATATATTTATATAATATATAATAATGAATGTTATAGATTTATATCAATATTTTAAAAATAGAAAGAATACAAAATATTTATCAGATAAGACCCTAAATTTTAAAGTAAAAAGATTAATATTTTTAAACAATGAAGATAATAATATAACAAATTTTAATTATCTATTAGATACTAATAATATTATTAATAAGATAAATAATAATTTATCTAATACATCACAAAGAATACATTTAACATTAATATTATTATTATTAAATAATATGTTAAATGAAACAGAAGATGAAGATAATATATTTAAAATTAATAAAGCAATATCTTTTTATAATAAAAAAATAGATAGAATAAAGAAAATGATAAAAATAAATTTTTTCGGGAATAATTAAATATAACAAAAAAACACCAAAACTCAATAAGTTTTCTTGCTTTTAT